CACCACAACGGGCGGTAGCTTCCTCGTGGCGGTCAACGGGCTCGACAACCCGCGCCTGTATGACGGCACGACCTGGAGCGACATTCCGTCCTCTGGTGGCGGCGGCTCGCATATTTCAGGCGTGACGACCAGCACACTGTCCAACGTGGTCCTGTTCAAGAACCGACTGTGGTTCATCGAAAAGGACACGCTGACCGCGTGGTATCTGCCCACCGACTCCATTTACGGCACGGCAACCGCGCTTCCCATGACCGCGATTGCGCGACATGGCGGGCATCTGGTGGACCTCGACACCTGGACCATCGACGCGGGCTACGGCGTGGACGACAACCTCGCGTTTATCACGAGCGAGGGCGAGGTTATTCTGTGGAGCGGGACCGACCCCTCGGCGGCTTCAACGTGGTCGCTGATTGGCGTGTGGAAGCTTGGCTCCCCGATTGGCGAACGTTGTATGCTCAAGTGGGGCGGCGACCTGCTGATCCTCACCTATGACGGCCTGATCCCGATGGCGTCGAGCCTGCAAAGCAGTCGCCTTGATCCAAGGGTGGCGCTATCGGACAAGATTCAGGGCGCAATCACGGCGGCGACGACGCAATACGGCGGCGACCATGCGGCGGTCGGATGGCAGATCGTCTACACGGCCAAATACAACGCCGTGTGGATCAACGTGCCTGTCTCGCCCGGCTATCAGGAACAATATGTGATGAACACCATCACGAAGTCTTGGGCTCAATTCCAAGGCTGGGCCGCGAACTGCTGGGAAATCTACGACGACAATCCCTACTTCGGCGGCAATGGTTTTGTCGGCCTGGCGTGGGACGATAGTTATGCCGACGACGGCGCGGATATCCCCACGGCGGCAATCCAGGCGTTCAACTATTTTGGCTCGCGGGGCGTGAAGAAGTATTTCACGCGGGCGCGCTACAGCCTGTTCACTAACGGCTCCCCGGCAATCTACGTCGGCATGAATACGGATTTTGATACGACGACCAACGCTGCGCCGTTGTCATTTTCGACAACAACTTCGGCCACTTGGGATGTATCACTTTGGGATGTTGGATCGTGGGGCGCGGGGCTGACCATGACGAACCAATGGCAGGGGATCACGGGCATTGGCTATTGCGGTGGCCTGCAATTCAAGTCGTCCAGTCAAGGCGTCCAGATTGAATGGGCCTCAACAGACGTGGTGTATCAGGTCGGATGGGCTGGCATATAGCAAGCGGACCCGAAATCGGGTATTGGGTGGATAAGCAATTGGGCGTTGGCTACCACGCTGAACGCTCAAATGCGATAGGGTTGGTAAGGGAAGGCGAGATTGTAGCGGGCGTCGTTTATCAGAACTGGAATGGCCGGTCCCTTGTTACGCATATCGCGGTGACGGGTCGGCTCACAAAGTTTTACCTTTGGGCCATCTACGATTACGCTTTCAATGTTTGTGGTGTGGACAAGATTATTGCGCCTGTGTCGTCCGAGAACGAGAAAAGCATCCGAATGGTAAGCCGCATGGGGTTTGCCGAGGAAGCCAGGATCAAGGACGCGCAGCCTGAAGGCGATATTATCCTGTTCACGATAAAGAAGTCAGATTGCCGGTTCCTAGGGGACAGATATGGGAAAGAAAACGCCGAAGCCGCCTCCCGCGCCTGATTACGCGGCGGCTGCACGGGCTCAGGGCCAAGCCAACCTTCAGGCGGGCCTGCAAACGGCTGGCATCAGCAATCCCAACATTATCAGTCCGTATGGGAACCAGACGGTCACTTGGGACATGTCTGATCCCAACATGCCGAAGCCGACGATCACGCAGACGCTGACGCCGGACGCCCAAGCGGCCCTGAACGCGCAACAACGAGTGCAAAAGGAACTGGCCGACCTTGGCAGTCAGGGCATTGGCACGGCCCAGAAGATTCTCGGAACGCCGTTCCAATATAGTGGCCCCGACATTCAAACTTCGTTCGATCAAGGTCCGGCCCTTAATTATGGCCCGACAATGGGTCAATACGGCACCGCGCAGGGCGTGGACATAAGCCAGTTTGGGCAAAATGAGGGCCTGAACGAAAGCCAGTATGGGAGCGCTGGCGGCATCAATGCTGGAGCTTATGGGCAGGCCGGTGGCGTCAATCCCAATGCATACGGCCAAGCGGGTGCGGTCAATGCCGGGGCTTATGGGCAGGCCGGTGGCGTTAACGCGGACGCTTACGGCCAATCTCGCGGCATTAATTACAACGATTTTGAACAGGCACGCAGCCTTGGCGCTGGAGATTTTGGCCTAGCAAACGCTATCAACGCGAATGAGTTTGGCTTGGCCTCTGGTTTTAACGCCGGGCAATACGGCCAAGCCCAACGCAATCTTGACCTGTCTGGCGTTTCAAGGATGCCCGTCAACGCGGGCATGACGGGTCAGCAGGCAATCATGTCGCGGCTGGCCCCGCAATTGGAGCGCCAGCGCGAGGGCCTGAGGACCCAGCTTATCAACCAGGGCCTTCGCCCCGGAACGGAAGCCTATGCGCGGGCAATGGAGCAACAGGGCCAGCAAGAGAACGACCTTCTGACCCAAGCCGCCTTGCAAGGCATCAACGTCGATATGGCGGCTAACCAACAGGGCTTTGGTCAGGCCGCTACGGCGCTTGGGCTTTACAACCAGGGTCTTGGACAGGACTTTGGTCAGAACCTTCAGGCGCTTCAGGCGACCAATCAAGCTATTGCTCAAAACTTTGGTCAAGGCATGGCGTCTCAGCAGCTTAAGAACGCTGCTGTTTCGCAAAACTTTGGACAAGGACTTGCCGCGCAGCAACTGCGGAATCAAGCGATTGACCAAAACATTCGCAATGCGGCAATGGCGCAAGATACGCAAAATCAAGCCATTGCCCAGAATTTTGGACGCGGCGTAACTGCTCAGCAGCTTCAAAACCAAGCGATTGCCCAAAATTTCGGCCAGGGCATGTCGGCTCAGGAAATGCAAAACGCGGCTATTGCTCAAAACTTTGGGCAAGGCGTCACGGCTCAACAACTTCAGAACCAAGCTATTGGACAGAATTTTGGTCAGGGTCTGTCCGCCCAGCAGTTGCAAAATTCCGCTATTGCCCAAAACCTACAAAGCGGACTGGCTGGATTGCAAACGCGCAACGACGCTCGCAACGCCAACATCGCCAACGCCATGCAGGCGCAAGCCATGCAGAATGCTGCAATGCAGCAGAACTACGGGCAGGCGGCAAATCTTGCCGGGCTCTATAATTCGGCGGCGGCGCAACAATACAACCAGAACATGCAGGCGGCTCAGTTTGGCAATACGGCGTCCGATCAGGCCGTTGCCCGCGCCCTGCAACTCCGCAATCAGCCGCTCAATGAGATCACCGCGCTCATGGGCGCTTCGCAAATCCAGAACCCACAATTCCAGGGCTACACGGGCGCGAACGTCAATGCCGCGCCGGTCTATCAGGCGACTTCGGATCAGGGCACTTACGGCATGAACATCTACGGTCAGAAGATGGCTGCCCGTAATGCCAATGTGCAGGCGGCGGCGCAAATTGCTTCTGCCGGATTGGGCATGTTTAGCTTCAGCGATATGCGCCTGAAGTCCAACATTGAGCGCGTGGGCACTCATCCGCTTGGCGTCGGTGTCTATGAGTATGACATTGGCGGCCACCGTGAACGCGGCGTGATGGCCCAAGAAGTGTTGCAGGTTAAGCCTGAAGCCGTCACTATGAGCGACGACGGCTTCTACATGGTCAACTATGGGGCTCTCTAATGCCGACTATCAGCCTCACAGACTTCAAAGCCACTCAAGAAGCCGCAGAGCGTCAAAAGCGCCTTGCCGCCGCGCTGCGTGAGCAATCCGTTACGCCTATTCAGGTCCAATCCTACAATGGGATTCAGGCTCCAATTCCTTGGACTGAAGTGCTTGCCAAGGCGCTCGCGGCCTATGCGGCTAACCGTAAGGAAAAGAAGGCCGAAGAAGCCCTTGCCACGGGCCGCGCCAAGGCTCGCACTGAGGCTATGGACTTCGTGCGCGGGCTCAAGCAAGAGACGCCCCAGGATCGTTTCATCGCGCCTTTGAACTATCAGCCTGAACAGCCGGGCTTCATTGACCGCCTGAAGCAGGCTGGGCAATCTTTCATGCCCCAGCAGGCCCCGCAACAGGCCCCGCCGCCTCAGCCTATGGTCGCCCCGCCTCAAGGTGCGCCTATGGCCCCGGCGCAACCCATGCCTATGCCGCAAGGCCCCGAGGCCCTGCCTCAAATGTCGGACATGCGGCAAATCCCGGCTGAACTTCAGAACCGCGCTCGCTCGCCTGAAGAACAACAGCAGATGCTTATGGACGCCGCGATGAGCGGTAATCCGTATCTGGAGAGCATCGCGCCGAAAATGTATGCCGACATTGAGTCTCAACAGGCGGCGGCTGCAAATCGTGAGCGCAAGATGGGCGCTATCATGGGCCTGGACCTCCCCGACGATCAAAAGGCCGCGCTGATGGCTGAACTTGATTTGGGTGATAGTAAACTTCTGTCCCAATTCAATAAGCCGCCCGTTCCGATTCAGTCGCCTGAAGGCGTGATTGGCCTCGTGGCTCAAAAGGTCGCTCAGGGTCAGCCGCTGACCAAGGGTGAGCAAGACATTTGGAACATCTACACGGCGCGTGAGCGTAAGCGGGCTTACATTGCCCCGCGTGGTGGTGGTGGCTCCGGCGGTGGATCAGGTGGCGGCTCTGGCGGTGGTGGCGGCAACGCCACTATGAACGCCCTTGAGGCCGAACTTCGCAGAAGGGGCATCTTGAAGTGACCGACTTCAGCAAAATGTCCGATGATGAGTTGTTGGCTATGTATCAGCAACTCAAAGGCTCGTCTGGCGGAAAGCCTGTGATCCCTCGTGTTGAAGAGCGCCAGACTGCCTACAACACCGGGCGCATCCTTGCCAGCGCACAGGAAATGGAAAGGGCTATTCGGCAAGACCCTGGAGCAGTCAAGCCTAACGCTGCGGAGGCTTTTTTTGCTGCAATGCCTCGCGGTGAAGGAGTGGCAAACGCCCTGCGTTCGCCGCAAAGACAAGTTGTGTCTCAGGCGCAAGATGATGTAATCGACGCGCTCCTGTATCTCGCCACGGGCGCGGCCTACAACAAAGAGCAGCTTGAGCAGCAAAGGTCGTCCTACAAGGTCAACTTTACCGACAAGACCGAGGCCATTGCCGCCAAACAGCGCAGGCTTCGCAATCTGGTTCAAGCCGCCAAAGAGCGTTCAGGTTCGGCTTGGAGCCCGCAACTTGAGCAGCAATTCAATGCCGCGTTTGGTTCTCAGATGGGACCCACGCAAACTCAGCCTAATCCCGGTTTGCCGCCCGTCCCTGCTGCTGCATCGGGCGCTTATAATCAGGGCTTGAAGCAGGGCCGGATTGATAAGAGCAAGCCCTTTGGAACTAGGGCCAATCCGTATGTGGCGCGGTCGCTGGAAGTCGCTAACCGGCTCCCCAAGGGCTCTTATGTCTATCTGCCTGACGGCAAATTGGGTGTGGTGGAATAATGCCTATCAGGATTGTTGAGGATAAGCCCAAGACCGTAGGCAACGTCCGCATCGTTCAGGATGGTCCGCCCAAGACCTCGCAAAGCCTTGGCGCGTTCCAGGGGCTTGCTAACGTGGTCGGCAACTACGGCAAGGCTCTACCGCGCAATTTCCAAGTTCTGCCCAACTTGCCTGAACTGGCGGGCATTGCGGGTCAGGCGATTGTGGGCGAGGCTGAAAAGCGCGGATATAAGCCGGGTAAAATTGGCCGGTTTGTTGGCGAACTTGTTGCCACGGCTCCGACCTTGGCTGTCGGCCCCGTCGTCGGTGGCGCGGCGCAAGGCCTGTTGACTCGCGAAGGCGGTCGCAATGACATTGCTAATGCGCTTATGAGTGCGGGCACGGGGGCGGTTCTCGGCAAGGCGGGCGATGTGGGCGGCAAGGCGGTTGCCAAGGCCCTGACCCCGGCGGTCAAGAAGGTCGCCGTCAAGCCGCTTGAGGAATTGGCTAAGGTCAAGGACGCTGCTTATGACGCTGTTGAGAGAACGGGCGTTAAGTATGCGCCTCAATCGCTCCAGAACGCGGCTCAGTCGATCACGCAAACGGTTGCCAAA